TGTAGGCGTGGCGAAGACGCTCAAAAAAAAATTAGAAATGCCTGGTATTTCTGTTGCTTATTACCTGCCTACTTATCCATTGCTTAGAGATATTGCATACCCGACTTTTGAAGATAGATTAAATGATTGGGGATTAAACTACGAACTAAACAAAACCGATAAAGAGATAACCATAAAAGATTACGGAAAAATAGTGATGCGTTCAATGGACGACCCGAAATATATTGTTGGTTATCAGGTAGGGTATTCTTTGATTGATGAAGTTGATGTTTTAGGAGTGAGTAAAATGAATGACATTTTTAAGAGAGTCATTGCAAGGAATCGTGTAGATATAGGCTCCAAAAACATAACCGACGTTGTAGGAACACCGGAAGGATTTAAGTGGGCGTATAATTTTTTTGTGAAAAACAAAAAAGAAGGCCGTACACTCATTAACGCCAAAACACGAGAAAATCCATTCTTGCCGGAAACTTACATTAAAACACTCGAAGAATCATATAGCGCAGAGGAGTTGTCAGCGTATTTGGATGGTGAATTTGTCAATCTTCACGCAGGAAACGTTTACAAAAACTTCGACCGGGCAAAGAACAACGCAGGGCGGTTTGTTGAGAAGGATGACGTTTTGCATATCGGCATGGACTTTAACATCACGAATATGAGTGCGGTTGTTCATGTGATAGACGTTCACCCTATTGCGGTGGCCGAAATCACAAAGGCATACGACACCCCCGAAATGATCCACTTAATAAAAAGCAAATACCCAAATCATAAAATTGTGGTTTATCCAGATGCAGCAGGCGGAGCTAGAAAGACATCAGGGAAAAGCGATATTCACATGCTGAAAGAGGCCGGGTTTACGGTACGCATGAGAAAATCAAATCCTTTTGTCCGCGACCGGATTAACGCAATGAATAACGCTTTTGAGGATGTGAACGGGAGCATCACTTATTACGTGAATACTGATAATTGCCCGGAATACACAGAAGCCCTTGAACAGTTGCCGTATAAAAACGGAGAGCCTGACAAGCAAAGCGGTTTCGACCACATCACGGACGCAGGGGGATATTTTGTTTACACATACAGAAATCAAACCAAAGGCTTAGGCCGATCTAAATTGTAATATTATGAGGACACTATTTTTATTTATCGCTATTGTTTTCCCTGCCTTGCTTTTTGCGCAGGGAGCAAACCCATTAGATGGGTATTCAGAAATTTTCCAAACGTTTGCGGCATTGGTCGCGGGCATTCCGCTTGTAGTGGAGTTCCTTAAAAATGTGTTTAACAATCCCACGGGCTGGGGTGCGAGGATCATATCATGGGGCACAGGTTTAGCATTGTCTGCTTTCGGGTGGTGGCTTGGCCTCGGGATATTTTCAGAGGTGGTATGGTACAACGCCCTGTTAATTGGATTCGGGGCATCGCTGGCCGCAAACGGCGTATTTGATACGGGATTAGTAACGTGGTTACTCGAAGCGCTTAATATTTATGGCAAAAAAAAGAAGTAGGAAAGTAAGGTGGCTAAAGGTAACGGCCACGGGTGAAAAGTATCGTTTTTTCCATCATTTTTGATTTGGTAACCCCGGTAGCTCAGATGGTAGAGCGATCCAAACCGGAAAGGTGGCAGGTTCGAATCCTGCTCGGGGTTCAATGAGGCGGACAATTAATAAAGAGAAGCGGTTAAAAGTTTACCGCAAATATAACGGCCATTGCGCTTATTGCGGAAAGGAGATCGATTACAAGGCAATGCAGGTCGATCACTTTTGGCCCTTAGGCTCGGGCGGGAGCAATGAGGATAATAACCTTATGCCCGCTTGCCGGAGGTGCAACCACTATAAGCGCGATTTTATCCCGGAGGTGTTTAGGCGTCTTATGGTTACCATCCACCACCGCATTTTAAAGATTTACATTGTGAAGGTCGCCGTTGATTTTGGTATCGTAAAGATAACACCGTTCTCAGGGAAATTTTATTATGAGCAATTTAAACACGAAGCGCCGGAAGTGGATAGCAATTTTGCGCCGAAAAAGAATCAGTTAAACGATTATTGGAATGAGAAAGATAACGCTAAGAGAGTACACTAATTTGAGCGATGACGAAAGGCGGCTTTATGATCTTATCATAAAAAGCATGAAGCCCAGAAAAGTTATTGAGGTCAATCATGGCTTTGGTTTTCATGAAAAAGCACCGAAACATCAAAGCATATTTGAATACTCATGGAGTGACGTTATAAGTTTCAAGCAGGCATTAAGCGAAATGGAAGGATACGCACTTTTTAAGGAACTCGTTAAAATTGCTTACGGTGTAAATATCGACAGTGTTAATTGCCTGGACGCTTTCAACTGTACGGAGTGGATAATAACCGACATGGAGCAGCTTGTAAAAGTAGAGCAGGAAAACCTTTCGGGCGAGATGGACGATAAATTAAAAAACGCGGGAGCTCAGGAACTCGAAAGGTTTGAGCATTACCCGACAATCGACAGCCTAACGGGTGGCGACATAACAAAGGAAGATGAAATAATGAAGTATCCCTATCACAGGGTATTTATGAAACTTTCATTAAATAAAACCATAAGCGATATTAACAAACGATACATTGAGCAAAAATGATAGTTGACAAACTGAAAAGCATAGCGCAAAGTTTAGGTTTCATATGGGATTACGGTTCGGAATCGTGGCAGAACCTTAACGACTTCGAGGACGACACCAACAAAGATGGGCTGTTACCTGAGCCACTTGCGGCGGACACTGAGGGAGACCAGCAGGTTTATATGATGCTTCTTTATAAGGATGCTGATAAAAAGTTCGATGCGTTTAATAACGTTATCAGTGTAGCGTATAGCGGGGAAATCATATTAGCAGTGAAAAGCCTGTTAAACCAACGCGATTATAATTTCAAATACGAGTACAGGATAAAACAAGTAGAATCGAAAACCGAAAGCGTTTTAAACCAGATAACAGACTGCGAGGGATTGTATGTAGAATCGTGGAAAGAGGTAGAAGTATCAAACGCTTTCGATACGAATGTTGACGGGTTGAAAATATCATTTAGAATCAGAAACGAATTAAATGATTAACGAGCAGGAATTATATAAAAAATACCTGTCACGAATCCGGGAAAGGATAATAGAACGCTATTATGCTACCGGGGCAAAGGCAACGCTTGAATTTCAAAAAGAGCTTGAAGATATTGTAACAGATAGCGGATTTAAGCTACTCGGCGCGGAGCATTCACAATGGATTGAAAAAGGGCGCGGCCCCGGACACTTTCCAAATCCTAAAAATCTGGAAGAGTGGATCGAGAAAAAAGAAGGTTTACCGCGAGAGTGGAAGGAAAACAAAGAAGAAACCGCAAAATGGTTAAGCGTGAATATCGGGCTGAAAGGAACAAAGCTATTCCGCGACAATGAAACACGGGATATTTTCACAAGCGTTATTCAGGAGTTTATGGAAAATGATTTCTGGGAATTACTCAAAGAATTAGGAAACGCTTACGCGGAGCGGATAAGGTCAGATTTAGTTGAACTCATAAAAGTGAAATGATATGGCAATTTTAATAACAGGCGACATTAATAACAGGGTTAACCCGGCCTTTAATAATAATATCCTGACGTTTAAAAGCGATTCGGTAACGGATGCCGATTACGCGGAGGTAACTATTATCATATCAGGTATTAATTACGTTTTCAAAATTTACCCTGACGAAAATAATAATTTTTGGTTCAACTTTAAAGAGGCTTTGAGCACACTCATCAATGAAAACCACTTTGCGGATACGAACACTTATCCAACGCCTGGCACGCTTTATAAAGATGCTTTCAATTTTATTTCTTTTGACGTTGAATATAAAGTCTGGCTAACGAACGGAACACCCGACAGCTTAACACGTAGGTACGAATTTTTAAGGGCGGTTTATCAGCAAAGCGAAAAAGAACTAATCTCAGCACGTGGCGACAGTTTCCCGCTTCATAAGGTAAATGTTCAGAAGTATTCAAGCAATGAAAAAGGAATGAACGAGCCGCCGATTGGCACTTCGTCAGATTACTTAGTTTGGCTGACCTACTTTAAAGGATACCCCTTTAGCATTGGACTACTCGGCGCAAATTTCAATTTGTCTATTGACAGCTATTTATCGGAGCCGGCTTACCTTGCCGCAAATTTAGCGGCGATGAACGTCAACCCGCAATCTGTAACGTTTACCAATTCACGGGCGGCATACCGCTTAATCATTTCAGACGGCGAAACGCAATGGAGTAAAATATTCGACAAATTCCATGCAATCAATTTCGGTGATTTCCTGATTAATATTAATGTGGTTGACAAATGCGGCGTTTATTTGAAATGGGCAAACGACCAGGGCGCGTTTGATTACTGGCTTTTTGAGAAAAATTACATTGACAAAAAAGACACAGACGAGCTGGGGATGGTTAATAATGATTATGAAAATATCGAAGACACGATCTCCCGTATGCTATCACTTGGTAAACAGTCGGGGAACAGCATAGAGTTATTTGCAAACGGCGTTTATTCTCAGGAAATCGATCGCGTGTTGGCTATACTCGACAGCCCGAAGGTATATCTATACACCGGGGAAAAGGACGAGGCCGAAAGCCCGGATAAATGGATGGAGGTGTCCGTTGAAGGAGGGGGCGAGATAAGCAGCCGCAAGAACAGGTATAATATCAGTATTCAAATGAATATTCCTAAAATCACAATGAAATAATGCTACTAGTCGAAGGAAATAGAATCGAGCTGCCAGATGAAAATATCGCTATCACTTTTCAAGTGAATGACCTTGCTGAGTTAAAGAACAGGCAGACCAACTTTAGCAATAGTTTTGATATTCCGAAAACACCAAAGAACGTTAAGCTTTTCGATTTTCTGGGAATCCCGG